GCGACGGTGGTTGCAGTAACTTCGCCACTCGCAATAGTGAACTTTGAAGCAGTCCACGAAATCAAGTGGATGCTCTTAATACCTCCGATTGCATCTTTGCAATCTAGAGTGAAACCTTGAGTGAGAAGACAAGCCATTGTTTATGATAGATTAGAGGGTGAAATATACAACTTCGCTAGGGTAAGCAACTTGAACACCATACTTGAAAGTAGTACGGAAACGAACTTCGTCGTTGTCCTCAGAGTACCACAATTTGTATGACTCTTCTTCGTTTGCTAAGTCAGTACCTACAAAGAAGTTGCTCAAAGAACCTGCAACGATTTTGCTAGTACCACTCAAACCACCGACAGCAATCAACTTCATATTTGTACCGGGATAAATCATTTCCATTGCTTCACTTGCTTCAACAGCGTAGTGGAACAAGTTAGCGTTCTTCAAGTTAACCAACATCAATTTGAAAGCATCAACACCGATGAAGCAAACCAAGTCAGACTTTGTAGCAACACGAGCAGGAATGTTCGCGTAAACTTGGTCTAAGATGTCGTCGATATTTGCGCTAGTGATAGAAGCAAAAGCAGTTGGTGCAGAGTTAGCCAATGTTGGAGAAGCGGCCGCAATGATTTTGTTAAAACCATCAAAACGATTCAAGTTAGGGTTACCACTTGCAGTGTCACCTTGCCACATAGCAATCTCGATGTTCTCAGCGATGACAGCAGATTTCTCAGAACCGATTTGCTCTTCGAAAGGAATCATAGTAGGAGAACCTGCCATAATTTGAGTTTGCATCCACTTTGCTTCAAGAGTCTTAGGACACAAAGTCTCTTCAACTTTAACAGCACCAACGGTGATGTTTCTTTGAGTGAAAGTAGTAGCACCACTTGGATTGTAACCACAGCCGTCGGCTTGGAAGAAAACGGTAGAAGCCAACAAGTTCAAAGAAGCAGATGACTTAACACCTACTTGTACTTGACCGGCAGTTTGCAAGGTTGATGCGGTTTTAGAACCGAACAACGCTTTTACCAACAAGTCAGTTGACTGCTCGTTGGTGTAATTGTTCAAGGAAGATACAACGAATGACATAGTATTTTTTTTGTTTTTTTATTTGTTTATTTTTTCAATGCGTTTGCAAATTTCTTCAAGTTCTCAAATTGAGACTCAGTCTTTGTAGGCGCGTGTGGTTTCTTAGTAGGCTCGTCGCTAGGCAAGTCAAGAACTTTCTCAACCAATTCAACGACTTTAGACATCGCTTCTTTGTGAGATACTCTCTCAGCAACCAAAGACTCGATAGAAGCAGTCAAAGCGGAGATTTTAGACTCAAGACTTTCTACTACTTCGTTGAAGTGAGATACGGTTGCGAACTCTTCAGTCGCTACAACTTCGATTTCGATTTCAGGTACTTCGATTTCGGGCTTTACGATTTCTGTCACAATTCCATCAAGAGTAGTGACAAGAGTACCATCTTCAAGTTCGTGAGTTGCGTTTGGTGCAGGAATATCGCCCTCAGCAGTTTCTACCATTACGATAGTACCTACTGACAACTCGCCTTCCCATTTTACGATTGTACCATCTTTCAACATCGCTGTGTCGAAAGAGATACTTTTTTCTTCTTCAAATCCCAACAATGTGCGGACTTGCTTCAAAGTTTCTTTTGCGTTCATCATAGTAAAATATATTTTTTGTTTTTGTGTTGCAATTTTATTGACCATCCCATTGAGACAAGATGCGCTTGAGTTGCTCGATGACTTGTAAGTCTTCGTTGAGTTCGCTTACAAAATCAAAGACACCTTCGACAGAGAAGCCCTTGAACTCTCCTGCTTTGACTTTTGCCCACACGTCATCATTGTCTATTAAGTAAGAGACAAACCACGAGCCGTCTGCTACGTCATCATAGCCTTTTGGAGGCATAACACCTCTTTCTCTGTCGACTATGTAAGACTCGAACAAAGACACACCTTCTTCGATTGGTGTTTTGTGATGTGCGTTGACGCTGTCGTACTTGTTTGAACGCGCCCACTTTTTGGCAATCTTGAAGATAGACTCTTTGTCAAACACGACGTAGTACTCACCACGAATAGCGTCACGACGATAGATAGGCATATCTGCAATCATAGCAACACCACTCACGATGCGCTTCTCTTCGTCTTGAATAGAGAACTTCTCGCTCTTTAAGTCTAGAACTTTTTCACAATAGCGTAGCATTTCATCGCCACCCCATAGCAAGTACGAGATAGTGCCACACGCTTCTGTATCATTTGCGTTGTAGTATGTTTTCGCTCTAGACAAGTACGAATAAGTACGCTTGATAGTTTCAAGTGACAAATTGTCGCGATTGATTAATTGATTGGCTCTTGCTTTGCCCACTAGCGTTGCACACTTGTTGTCAACTTTCTCGTTTAAGTCGATACCACGTTGAGCGTTGTCGATTGCGCCTTGTGGATAGTCTTCAAAGAATGTTTGTTTGTCTTGATACATAGCGTAGCAGATTGCGACTGCTTGTTCGTTGTCTTTGCCCTCATTAACCATTACAGGTATACAACGCGCAACAAACTCTTCTTCGCTCTCATTTGCTTGTGGTTCTACAAACTCTTGATTGAATGCTTGAAAGTCTCTCTCGACTGCCGGTGCTTCAACAAGCGACACAAAGTCAATGCCTGTTTCTTCGTCAAACTCGTTGATGTCTAGTCGATAGATAGGTAGATTCATAGTCTTAAATAGCGTTTATTTGACAATAGATACTTTTTTGTTGTTCGATACTTGTTGTTGAGTGCGCGTGATGTCGCCTTCTAGAACGTATACTCGTTGTTGTTGAGTGAGTTGTTCGTTGCCTCCTTGTTGAAGTAGAGACGATGTCGTTTGTGGTGCGCTCATTTGTGGTACACCACCACCACTTTGTTGAGTTGCTTGTTGTGAATTGAACTTTGTTGCTTTAAGTTTTGCTATTTGAGCGGCACCAAATGCACCTGCGAGACTTGCTTGAATGAAAGGGTAAGCAGGAACGGCAAGAGTAATCGGTGAATCTTGCGCAGTCTTGAACGCGTTTTGTACACCCTCGATTGTTGCCATAATAGTCGACGCAATCTTCATCGCTTTAGAGAAGTTAAATGCTCTCTTTTGTGACTCTTCGTCTTTACGTGCAAAAGTCTCAGCGAGTTCTGCGCTTACATCAAAGAACCCTTGAGCAAAGTCAATCAACTCATCATAGTGCGCTTTCACTAGAAGCGCGTATTTTTCTTGCTCTGTGTATTCTCTGCGATAGCGTTGTACACTCAACGTAGTCTTTTGCGCTTCTTTGAACTCGTGGTCAAAGATTTCTCTGTTAATACCTTTTTGAACATTCTTCAAATCTTTCTCGCGCAATTCTTGACGCTTGTAGTTGTATATGTTCTCAAGTACGAGAAGTGCTTCTTGATTGTCTGCGTATTGCTTACGTGAGTTTGCGTACCATTGTTGCAGACCTAGTATCTCTTTGTTTGCTTCGTCTGCTTGAAGCATTCTCAACTCTTGATTCAACGTACGAACTGCATCGCGACGCTCTTTTGCTCTGTCACTTGCTTCTTTTGCTCTGTCTGCGTTGTACTTCTTCTCGTCTTCTGCAAGAATAGCGAGAGCGTTCTTTGAGTCTAGTATGATTTTGCCCCATTCTTTCTCCTTATTCTTGCCGTAGTTTCTACGTGCTTGAGCAAGTTCGTTGTCTAGTTTCTCACGTTGCTTCGTAAACGCACCAACTTCGTCACCTCTCGCTTTCAAGAGTGCAATTTCTCTGTCTAGTTGCTCGTTGTTTTTTTCAGTTGCTTTGTTGTACTTCTCAAGAGCGCGTTCACTTGCGCTTGTGATGCCTACAAAGTCTGTAAATTTCTGTACAAGACCACCGATAAAAGTAGCAAACGTAGACAATCCGGGAAGTAAGCCCATCACTGCGCTTTTTAGTTTGTCAAAATTTGCAATGATAAGAGTCAACGCAATACCAATGACACCAAACGCAAGAGTCGACATACGACCTAGAGATTGAAACGCTTGAATCACACCACCTTTAATGTTCTTCGCTATCGCTGTAAATTGTTGTTGTATTTTGCCAAGTCCTTCGAGTCCGTCAGCAAGTGCCATCGCGCCTTGAAGTTTGACCATCGTCTTTTGCAAGTCTTCGCTCTCGCTACCGAATAGAGCCATTGCACCTTGAGCGGCTTGAAAACCACGAGCGACACCTTGTACGATTGTTTGTACTTGAGCGAACTTGTCGGGATTGACAGCGGAGACTCGGTCATTGAAGTCTTCCATTCTGTCGCGCAGTTTTGCAAGTTTCTTCTCCGCTTCGACTGCTTCAGGCGAAAACTCGCCAAAAGTTCGAACTGCTTCTTGTGCTTCTATCGTCGCTTGACGAATCTCGCCTTTGAATCCTTTGAGATTCGATTTGACTTCTAGTTCTACGGTTGATTTTATTGCCATTAGTGTCCTTCTCCTATGATGTAAAATTGTGAGCCATCAGTTGTGATGACGTCGTATGAATGATGAGTTGTTTGAGTGTGTGAATCACTTCCGTCAATTTGTGCGCTTGTCGCTGTGTTAATTGTAACTTGATGACCACTCAAAGGTTTCTTGATTATCCACGTCTTACCACTCAATCCT